TTTGTTAGCATTATAATTTTATGATTATGAATTACGAAGAACAAAGAAAAAGACAAATAAGAGTAGAAATAGATTGGTTAAAGAATAAGTTAAAAACCATATCTAAAACAAAGCATAGAAAAGACCTTGAGCGACAAATAAAAGAAAGAGAATACGAGTTGCATTTAGGGGTTTTTAATTAATGCTAACGACCTGTATATGAAAAGTGGCGTGATAATGATTACTTAATTGTCTGGTGGCAAAAGACAGCCATTTTTTATATACTATGTTATAAATAGTTAATGTTCATGTTTAGTGAACGCAAATTAAAAATGAACAAAATGAACAAAATGACAAATCAAGAATGTTTTTTCAGAAAAGAATTAGCAGAGTTATTGAAAAGATATGATGCCGAATTGTGCATTGAAAATAATAGGGTGTGTTTTTGGTTTGACAAATACCCAAAAATACCAGGTGCTACTCCAATAACAAATAAAAACCACGTAGCAGAATCAATAACCCATACTGATGTGGATAGAACAATTAGTAAATATATATTGTAACAACCATATTTTAATAAATAGAAATTATGAATAAAGAAGCATTAAATTATCTAAATAATTATTTAGGCGGAAACTTAAATATTAATACCTTAACAGTTAGTGCATTAACTGAAATAATGGATTCTTACGCAAAAATGAAAGTTATAAATTCTAAATATAATATTTGCAACTGCTGTAATGATGATAGGATAGGAAGCACTAAATTATGGTGTTGTAATATTTGTGGTAAGCGACAGGAAGAATTTTATACAAACGAATTTAATGAACTTTAATTATTTATAACGTTAAATCTATGTTGTCGGCTTTTTTCAAGCTGCAATATAGATGGTGTTATAATTATTTTAATTTTTTTAAGAAAATGATATTAGTTGAATATAGAGATAAACAATGGTTACATACAGAGGAAGAGTATATAAATATTATGACCTCTCACAGGCGTTATGGTTATAACCAGCGTGCATACAAAGTTGATTTTAGTATGAAAGACAAATATAAAAGGACATTAGATATTGGAAAGCCTTTTGTACACGAAAAAGCAGGTGCAACAAGAACACTAGAGGAGTGGGTAGAAAAATGTAAAAAATATAAGTTAGATAAAGGAAGGGATGATTTGACTATTGCTGCAAGCATTGTGAAATCGGCTAATACTACTGTTGGTTGGGAGAAAATCAATTAATTATAACGTTACTTGTGTATGGTGTGTAGCGTTAAGAAAAACGGAACTTTGAATTAAAAACGAAATTAATAATTAAATATTTTTGAGCGTTGGCAGATTGCTGACGTTAGGAAGCAAAACAAACTAAAAACTTAAAATTATGGCAGTAGATTTATTTGGAAACGAAATTATAGAAGATGTATTATTACGTGATAAGTTTATAGAACCACCTTTTAGTGTTCTCGATACAAAACAAGGTAATTGGCAAAGACGAAAAAGGGAATGGATGCGTATAGGAATGAAAAGCGAAGTAGGTAGAGATAGCGTAGTTATAAATATGGACACAAAATCTAAAAAAAATAACTCAGCTAAATACGTTTCTATTTTTGACCCAGCATTATGTGAAGTTTTATATAATTGGTTTTGTGTAGATGGTAAAGAAATTTTAGACCCTTTTGCTGGTGGTTCTGTTCGTGGAATTGTAGCCAACTATTTAGGTTTTAAATACACAGGAATTGATATAAGACAAGAACAAGTAGATAGTAATAGAGAACAAGGTTTAGATATTTTAAGCGTAGAAAACCAACCTAATTGGTATGTAGGTGATAGTAACGAGGTTTTAAATGGTTTCACAAAAGAGTTTGACTTTGTTTTTAGTTGCCCACCTTATTCAGATTTAGAAGTTTATAGCGATTTAGAAGGCGATATTTCAAATATGAATTACGTTAATTTTATGAAAGCGTATGAGGAAATAATTGCAAAGAGTTGTAATTTATTAAAATCTGGTGGTTATGCTTGTTTTGTAGTTGGCGAAGTAAGAGATAAAAAAGGAAACTATATTGGTTTTGTACCTGACACTATTAATGCTTTTCGTAAATGTGGTATGAATTACTATAATGAGGGTATTTTATTAAATGCTATTGCAAGTGCAAGTATGAGAGCAAACGGTAATATGAAAACACAAAAGTTAGTTAAAGTGCACCAAAACATTTTAATATTTAAGAAACCGTAAGAGTGATAAAAAAGAGGGCAGAAAAAATATTTAATTATGGGCAAACAAGCGATTAACTTTGATAAAGCGATTAGTAGCTATACATTATACACGGTGTTAGCAAATCGTTTTAATGTTTGCTAACGGGAATAATAAAAACACGTGCGCAGCATTGATTTTATTTAGTGTTGTGTGCTTTTAAACTACGATTTATGAAAACAAAAGTGATATTTAGAAATGACGACCCTCAATACAACGATTGGAAAAAAGGAGACGAGGGTTTTATAGAAGGTTTCTTATACACAAATAGACCTTATATGGTTATTGTGAATTTAAGAACAAAACAACCTGTTTTAGTCTCCTTTGGTGGAACTGTGGATGTAGTAGTTTAATTGCATCACAACGGTTTGTATAAGATTAGGTGCGAAATTCGGCAGAATTTCCACCGTATAAATAAGAACAGAACATTGAATTATTAACTTAAAAACCAAGCACACAAAAGCACTTAATTTTATACGGTGTTATGGTGCGTTTATTAAAATGAGAAGTGAAGATATAAGACAAAAATACCTTGAATGTAAGGTTTTTAAAGACCCTGAAAAAGACGAAAAATTTATGATAGGCGACCAAATGAGTTATGAATGGGAACAAGACTATGACGTAATTAAATGGGCGATACATTACTTAACAGAATATTTCGAGATAGGAAACCCAAGCCGAAACCATAATGTAAGAATGGCTTTAAAAACCCTTGAAAAACGAGCATTAGAATATTCGTGTGCCAGTACATTAAAAGATGAACACAAACATAAGTGTAATATAAACTTATGTTGCAAAAAGGTACTGACCTCTAATGCACCATAACGCTACCGTGTAAACTATGTGCGGATTAATAATGAAAAACTTAATAGAATGGAAGAAATAAAAATACTTGAAATACTTACTAAGAAAGCTGAAAAATACAATGTTAGTTTTTGTGGGGTTGAATCAAACGCTATAATTGAAACCGTGAATGAAGCATTGAGTTTACACAATGTTGTAGGGCAAAGCGAACAGTTAAAGGCGGTTAAAGAATTAGTAGATTTTGCTAGAGATGTGACTAATGTATGTGATTTAGATAGGTTGGAAGAAATACTTGACCGACTTTAATTGCATACAACGGTTAGTATATGATTTCGGTGGCGATTGATTGCGTAAACTTTTCGCTTACCGACAAACTTAACAAGTACGCACAGTGGTTCAAATTGACACCTTAACGCCACTGAATTATATACGGTGTTACCTGTAGTTTTGGCGGGATTTTAGAACTAAATTAAATTAATAACAACAACGTAATAATTATTTTTTTGAGCGTTGGCAAATGCACGATAGTGCAAATATTTATAATTATGAGCAAAAAAAAATATATTTTTAGCGAACAAAGTAGCCTTTGGGGTGACCCTGAATTATTAGGCTTTGGAAGTGATGACTTTTATATAAAAGAAATAGACAGAGAAACATCTATCAACTATATAAAGGAAAATCATTATAGCGGAAAGGTAACATCAAACAGCTATGTGCATATTGGTGTTTATGTTTTAGGTGATTTAATGGGTGTTTTACAATTAGGTCCAGCAATGAACCCTGCATCTGGCGGAGGTATCGTAAAAGGCACTAAAAATGACGAATGGATGGAATTAAATCGTATGCACCTGATGGATGGAATAGGGGATTATCCAGAAAGCAAGTCTATTGCATATACTATGAAATACATTAAAAGAAAATACAGGAAAATTAAATGGATTCAAAGTTTTGCGGACGAACGCTGCGGTGGTTTTGGAATAGTTTATCAGGCGTGTAGCTTTGGTTTTTATGGCGAACATACATCTACATTTTGGGTTTTAGATGATGTTTGGTATCATAACAAAGCAATGACGATAAAAGACCCTAAAAAAATAGCACCATCTGAAAAATATCTACAAGAAAATAAACACAGGGCAAAACCATATAAATTAAGACAGTTTAGATATATTAAGTTTTTAGACCAACGATGCAAAAAAAATATGCTATTAGAGGAAAAGCCCTATCCGAAACACTATGAGGAAGGAGTGGAAAGAAAAAAATAATTATGGTGGAATTAGAAACAACCTTTAATAAAATGCTATTAGTTAGCCAATATTACAGGTAACGTTTTGGCTATGAGTATCCCGAATATTAAGAACTAAAAAAGTAAAAATAATGAGTGGAATGAAAGGAAAATTAGGATTATTTACCATGATGGCAGCAATGGCGGCTATGGGTGATACTGGTTATTCAGAAAGAAGTGAATACCGGGAATTAACAGACGAAGAGAAAGAAGAGTTAAAAGCCATTGCGGAAAAAAAACGATTAGAGCGACTTAAAGAAAAAGGTGTTAACGAATATTTTTACGGGCAAAATTTAATATATGCTCGAAACCAAAAGAACGCTGATAGAAAAGCACGAAACAAGGGTTACTTATAGCCTTTGTTATTGTGCGTTTTAATGCACCCTAACACCAAAGGATGTTGCTGTAGCGAAGAATGAGCTATGCAATATCATGGCTGTTATCAAACGTATGACGCAACGAGGTACGAGTGAGTA